ACATAAACGAAAAAATAATGAATTATAAAAAGGTAACCAATAAAATATGATCTTTATATACCCAAATTCTATCGTATCCATTAAATTGTAATTCTTGCAAATGACACGTATTTATTATATCTTCTATCCATGTATCAAAATCAATCTTTTCTTCCAATTCGTTTAATCCATTCTCATCATTATTTTGAATAATACGAATAATTTCATGTACAGATGGACGTACAAATTCATGTTTTATATGTTTTAGAATAAATAAATAATCTATATTACTTACCATAAGATATTTCCAATTTTCCAATTCTACAAATAAATGTTTCATATTTTGTTCTATTGCATACAATGGAAGAACACGAAACATACATTCCTGTTTATGATTCACAAACATTTTATATGCATTATTGTTCGTTATAAATTCAAACTCTTCTACAATAGTTGAATTGTATACATTTCCATTTATTATAAAATCGGTAATAATGTGTGCAACACTGTTTAGTTCCATTTATATTTGCATTTTATGACACAATCATTTTCAATATTTTTTATTCACTTTATTAATTCACTTAAAATTGTATCTATAGATATATAAATGGATGAAATGTGTGTTATCAAACGTGACGGTACCATACAATCAATGATGTTTGATAAAATTTTACATCGTATTAAAACACTTGGTATGATGGAACCTGTAGTTCATTTGAATTATACACAGCTTGTTATCAACATCATGGACAAAATGCATGATAAAATTACAACTACCCAAATTGATGAATTGACTGCAAGTGAATGTGCATACAAATCATCTAGTCATCCTGATTTTGGAACTTTAGCTGGAAGAATTATTGTTTCTAATAACCACAAAAATACGTCTAGCTTATTACTGCATATTGCAAACACGTTAATTCATCACAAAATAATTAGTGAACAGTATTATCAATTATTATGTAAGCACACACACACATATGAAGCAATGCTAGATTATTCACGTGATTATCTTATTGATTATTTTGGTTTCAAAACGTTGGAACGAGCATATCTTATGAAAGCGCAAGGCGACATTGTTGAACGACCTCAACACATGTGGTTGCGTGTTGCCATATCCATTCACGGCGATGATTTTGAAAAAGTAAAAGAAACTTATGATTTAATGTCACTTAAGAAATTTACGCATGCAACACCAACACTCTACAATGCAGGAACAAATTGTCAACAACTTTCTTCATGTTTTCTTGTTGCTATGCAAGAAGATTCTATTGATGGTATTTATGATACATTAAAACAATGTGCACAAATTTCCAAACGTGCAGGTGGAATTGGTTTGCACATTCATAACATTCGTGCAAAGGGTTCTCGTATTGAAGGTACAAATGGTGTAAGTAATGGAATTATACCCATGCTTCGTACATTCAATGAAACTGCACGATATGTAGATCAAGGTGGCGGAAAACGAAAAGGATCGTTTGCTATTTATTTGTCACCTGATCATGCAGATATTGAAGATTGGTTAGATTTGAAAAAGAATACTGGTGATGAAAATCTTAGAGCACGAGATTTATTCTATGGTATTTGGATTCCAGATTTATTCATGGAACGTGTAAAAAATAATGAAGAATGGTCTCTGTTTTGCCCACATCGTTGCCCTGGATTAAATGATGTGTATGGCGAAGAATACATAAGAATGTATTTGGATTATGAATTGATTGGGTGTCAAATCAAGAAAGTATTGGCAAGAGATTTGTGGTACAAGATACTTGCTGCACAAATGGAAACTGGTAATCCATCTATTTTGTATAAAGATGCGTGTAATTTGAAATCAAACCAGCAAAATATCGGTACTATTAAATCATCTAATTTATGTACTGAAATTATTCAATATAGTGATAAAAATGAAACTGCCGTGTGTAATTTAGCAAGTATTTCTCTTACCAGTTTTGTAAAAGATAAAGTGTTTGATTATGCAGATCTACATTATGTTACCAAAGTAATTACTGTAAATTTGAATAAATTAATTGATGTAAACAGTTATCCAACAGATAAAGCATTGGCAAATAAAACACATCGTCCAATTGGAATTGGTGTGCAAGGATTAGCCGATGCGTTTGCATTAATGAACATTCCATTTCATAGCGAAGAAGCATTAGAAGTAAATAAACATATTTTTGAGACAATGTACCATGCTGCAATGGAACAAAGTATGGAATTAGCGAAAGAATTGGGTCCGTATGATACGTATGAAGGATCTCCACTATCTATGGGAAATTTTCAATTTGATTTATGGAATGTAACACCTACAGAAAGGTATGATTGGAATGCACTTCGTAATTTGATTTTACAAAATGGTGTAAGAAATTCGTTGTTGATTGCACTTATGCCTACTGCATCTACATCTCAAATTTTAGGAAACAATGAATGTTTTGAACCATTTACAAGTAATTTGTATGTAAGAAGAACGTTGGCAGGAGAATTTATTGTAGTCAATCATTATTTGGTAAAAGAATTAATAGATCTTGGATTATGGAATGAATCTCTTAAAAATCAAATTATTGAACAAAAGGGAAGTATACAAGCACTTGATTTGCCAGATGATATTAAACGAAAGTATAAAATTGTTTGGGAAATTCCAATGAAACATTTGATTAATATGTCGCGAGACCGAGGTCCGTACATTTGTCAATCACAAAGTTTAAATTTATGGATTGCAGATCCAACCATATCTATTTTGACTTCTATGCACTTTTATGCATGGGAACAAGGGTTGAAAACGGGTATTTATTATTTGCGACGAAAGCCAAAACATCAAGTGCAACAATTTACCATTGTACCTTGTGAAACATGCAGTGCATAAATTATCTAATTCTACGAGATTTATATCTTTTTTTATGTTTCCTTTTTGATTTTCTTTTTTGTTTTCCACCTTTAGTTACTTTTTCAACTATAATGTTACACGCTCCATATTGGTTGACTTGACCTTGCAAACAAGAATTATTATAAAATATTAAATTGAATTTGTTTTATTTATTCAAATAAAACAAAATGTGTGCACGTAGTCCTCTTATTCCAACATTGACTCTTGGAAAAATACGTGCAAAATACCAATCTAATATTCAATTATCTAATCCTAAACAATTATTTGAAATTATATCTACTATTCAAACTGGACCACAAATTATAAGTTTGGCCGTTCCTCCTTATAGACATGCATTTTTGATAGATATTCAACCGTATAAAATATTAGTATCCGATTGGAATGGACAAGATAAAGATGCACATTCCAATTGGGAAGAATATTATTCGTTTTTGCACATGTTGCATGAAAAATATAATAAACCGATTGAATTTTATAATGTAGATCAAGAACTATGGGAAGATGCAATGTACAAACAATCTATTTTTAGTGGCGGAGGTTGCGCCCACTATATTTATGAATGGACCAAAAAATATTATCCAACTTATGCAGTATAACACAAATTTCGTAAACCATCGTCAAAATTTACTTTAATATCCCATCCTAATTTTTTTAATTTTTCATTGCTAATATAGTATCTCTTATCATTGAATGGCCTATCTTTAATATATGTAATCCAATTATTATACTCATCTGTATGATGTATAAGTTGGATAAGATAGGTTGCAATTGTATATACTGAATATTCACACGAATCATCGCCACCAATGTTATAAATTTCACCAATTTGTCCCTTTTCTAAAATAAGAGTGAGTGCACTGCAAACATCTGTTACGTGTAAAAAAGAACGAACATTGCTTCCATTTCCTTGAATAGTAACTGGTTTGTTTTCTTTTAATAATTTTATAAATAATGGAATTAATTTTTCAGGATATTGATTTTCACCGTATACATTATTTCCACGAGTAATAATAATAGGCATATTGAAAGAATGATAGTACGATTTTACAATTAATTCTGCTGCTGCTTTTGTTGCTGCATACGGATTAGTAGGACATAAAATAGAATTTTCATTCTTTTTATTTTCATTTTCTTCTAACATAGATTCACCATATACTTCATCGGTTGAAATGTGAATAAATTTTGCAATTTTTCCGTACAATCGGCAACATTCTAATAATGTATGTGTTCCTACAATATTATCATTTGTATATTGCAATGCATCAGAGAATGAATTTTCAACATGTGATTGTGCTGCAAAATGAATAACTGTATCTATATTAAAATAATCTAGTACATGACGAACAAGATCAACTGAAGATATGTTTCCCTTGATTAATGTATATCGTGGTGAATTTCGTATAGTTTCATGTACGTTATTTTCATTAGAACAATAATACATGGCATCAATGTTAACAATTTTACAATTAGAAACGTGAAATAAATAATTTATAAAATTAGACCCTATAAATCCACACCCGCCTGTAATTAAAATAATTTGCATGTAATAGAACATGAAATTATTTTATATATTATTACGAATAATTAGATTGAACTGCGCGTACATTATTGGCTAATATGCCATAATAAGGATTTGCATTAATATCTATTTGCGGTTGCATTTGCATTTGTTCATCTACTTGAGTTTGTTGATCTACTTGAGTTTGTTGATCTACTTGAGTTTGTTGATCTACTTGAGGTTGATTTTGTGTATTTTGTATTGCAGTAGTTATCATATTGGGTGCAACTACTGCTACTGGATTTGCATAAATAGAAGGCGGACTATTTGGAGGATCTTGTGTTACTTTTATATTTTTACCCGTAGCAGGATTTAGTCCAAGAACAAATAATACAAAAACGGCAATTACTGACATCATTACAAATGGTATAGATACAATTAACCATGAAATAACACTCATATTATTTTGACACAATATGTTCAATAATAATGTTCCTATAACTCCTATTGCTATTTTTACCATAACCATATTATAAAGACCATAATAGGTATCTACTGATATATGAATCATAATAAAAACTAAATAAATTAATGCAGGCATACATAATTTATTAAGCATATACAACCTATATAAAAAAATTAAATACAATTAGAACCATTTATATTACGAGCAGTACCATTTTGACAACATCCATGCCGTGTAGATGCACAATTAGGTACATTACAATTAGATCTATCTTCATTGCTAATTGTTACTCCATCTGGACAACACCCAAATTCACTTCCTGCACAACTTCCTACACAATTAGATCTATCTACATTACTTTTTGTATTTCCATCTGGACAACATCCATATTGGGTTCTAGCACATAATGGCGGTTTTATTCGTTTTGAACTACAATTACTTCCAGTTGAATTACTAATTGTCATTCTATCAGGACAACACCCGTATGCACTTTGATTACATGGTATGGAAGGAAGATTTGAAAATGGTGCACAACTTCCATCTTCATTTTTATTAGCACCATCTGGACAACATCCATAAGTTGATTCTGCACATCCACAATTTAATTTATTTTTTACACTTGGTGTTATTCCATCTGGGCAACAACCGTATTCACTATCTTGACATGACATGGCTGAAATTTTAGTGTCATTGTCTAGTGTTGCACTATCTGGTAAAGATATCGTATTTTGCCATTTTATATAAAAATAGTTTACGACAAATAATAAAATTATTCCAACAACCCATAAAAATACATAAGTCCATATTTGAGTATATTTCATTGCAGCCGTAACCAATCTGTAGAGTAAATACAACATAATAATACTTTTTACCCATACCAAGATACGTTGAGTTGAATATATTCTAACATAATCTTTTAAAAGACGTTTAGATGTCATATCTAATTGTTCTAAATCACCATTATTTGTTGCTAAATTAGAATACATTTCTTTTAAATTTGTTATGTCACGGTTACTTTGTTTTAAATTAGTATCAAATAATTCTACTTTACCTTGAATTGATTTTGTAAGAGTTTGAATCATTTTTGAAATACCATTTAATTCAGATAATTTTGTTGCATAGGTAGTATGATTTTCAGGCGAATCTTCTGTTTTTGCAATTGGATAAAATTGTATTAAATTATTCAACATTTTATAATAGGAACGATCTTGCTTCAGTAAATCTTTTGTAAACGTATTTTCTTCTAAAACTGTCGTTTGTTTTATTTTTCTTTTTGTATCTTCATACATTTTTTCAATATCCATTACACTTAACCTATATTATTCTTATCTAAATCCAGATAAAAATAATTTAAATAGTTGGTACAAATTCCCAATTTAACTCCTTGCAAATTTTTTTCCAAATTTCATCTTGTTCTATTTGTTTTTCACGATCTTTTAACATTGGGAAAAAGGGCAAAAATTCTGTTTCATCCAACAATTCACACAATTTATAAATAGTATAATAATAATTTAAAAAATTAACACGATCATCTGGACAATATTTTGCATACGGTCGCTGTATTTCCATAAAAAGACTGCACAATTTATCTTCTAAATCAGGAGTCATAATAGGAGGTTTAATGCCTAGTTTATCTTTAATGAATGGAATGTGTTCATAATATTTATTATACCCGAATTTTTTTAATATTTCTTTCGCTTTTTTGTTAGTTATGGTAGCAATATTAATACGTTCTTTTTTAATTTGTTGTTTGATATTTTTAATAATTTCATCTGGAATTTGTGTACTTTCCTTCGCTTGAAATTGTGCCAATATTTCTCTAAAATGATTAATTCTTTTGTATGCATAAAAACAT